GACGTTTGCAAGATACTTGGGTTCTCCAAAATTTCGTCTTTGTTCTCCAAAAGGTATACAACCGAACGCATCTTTTGGCCGTACTCAAACCCGTCTACAAAGTCTTTTAAATACTGATACAATTCCATAGAACTGCGAGCTTGTGGATTGTAATCTCTTACGTTAAAGTAACGTTGGATTACGATGTTGTTGTTCAAGGTAATCAAGAACTCCATTTTAATTACATCTGTTTCTTTCATAATTTTTTTATTTTTCTATTTGTTGTTTGTGTTGTCTTTTTTCTTTTCTTGTCAATTTCATCAAAGGTCGTATAAATTTTATAAATTCATCATCACTCTTACCGAGATATTTGAAGAATCCATCTTCTGTCATCATACGAATTAGATTTTTGTAACCCCTACCTTCAGGGTCTAAAGTGTCGGCATAATATTGTTCAACAAGTAACCTACCTTCATCAGAAATGAGCGGATTTTGTAAATCCACGATTTTTTTGTTTGTTTGGTAGAATGATTCTCCGAATTCTCCGTCTTTTGTTTTTCCACTTACAATATTTTTTAATGTTGTGTTGTTTTTGTCTTGTTCTAAAAGTTCTTGTGCCTTTGTTAAAATATGGTTAAAAGTTACCACAGAATCAAGCATCTCAGGAAAGTATTTTATTACACTTTTTTCACCCAATCTTAATATACCACTTATATTGTCTGACTTATCACCAGTTAATATCTTAAGTGTCAATACGTTATAGTGTGGGAATTCTGTATCACCAAATTTAACTTTATCACCAACTTTGAATGTGACTTTGGAAATTGGTGAATAAATTGATGTGTGTTCATCAATCAATTGGAAGTAATCTTTATCTGCTGATAATATTGTTTTTGATTCTTCATTTGCAATCTGACAATAGTAAGCAATTAAATCATCTGCCTCACATTCAGTTGCTCTTACCTGACGAACAAAACATTCTTCAAGGTATTCTTTTACTCTTTCTTTTTGGGTATGGTATGACTCAAGTTTAAACTCGTTCATACTCTGTCTACGGTTTAACTTGTAGTTAGGATATAATTTACGTCTAACGGCAGAGTTGTCGTCACCGTCCCAAAAGACAATAATTTTGTCGTAGTTGTGTTCATCAATTTGTTTTCTGAGGGTATTGATAAAATGAAAGACACCCCCGATATGGTTTCCTTCCACGAAGAGGTCTCTGACCCCGTGAAATCCGATTTTAAATAGGTTATCACCATCTACTAAGAGTGTCTTCACAATTTATTTTTATACTGTTTCACTTTCTTTTTCCTCAAACAAGCTGAAATCTCCATCAGCACCAATAATCTCTTTCCAATACTCAGCGTTTTCTTTTTTGTATTGTTCAATAGATACTTTTTCTTCAGCCGCGTCTTTCCCTGCCAAAAATCCGTGTGGTGTTACGATAATCTTTCCATCTTCATAACCCAAACCATTGATGTGGTTTTTCATAACAGAAACTTTTGTACGGATTGCAAACTTAACAGTTCGTTTGTCTTTGGTTGCTGAAATTTTGTTTGTTCCCGCACCTTTTTGGTTACCAAATAAAAATACTAAAGATGAGTTTAACCAAATGGCTTCACCACCTTTTGCTTTAATCTTTGGTTGTCCAAATGGATTGTCAGGAAGTTCAACCCAAGGTTGGTTAACAATAACCAATGTGTTTTCATATTTTGAATCAGATTTACGAGAACCTGAAATACGTTGGTTGATACCCATTCCAATCTTGTCGGCAAGAACCGCTGCGTTGTGTTGTTTACCACCTTTACCTTCGTAGGTCATCTTACAAGGAACTGAACCTACTGAATCCCAAAGGAACAATAAATCATATTCCAATTCACCCTTTTCTTGAGCATCCAACAAACTATTAATATAATCTGTGATTTGTTCAATGTAAGAGAAGTTGTTATTGAAGATGAAGAATCCATCCCAATCTAACTCTCCTGTTTCGGGGTCAACAACTTCTTCACAATCAAAACCCATAAGTCTTGCGTGTTCAAAACTCCACTTCTGTTCTGTAATAATGAAGACAGGAAGAATATTTTGTTTTTGAGCTGATACGGCAGATTTTACAAGAGCCGTTGTCTTACCTGTATCAGAGTGACCCAAGAACATGTTCAAGTGTCCTATAGCAGGTCCTGGTAGTCCTACAGCGTCCAAGAAATCTTTACCCAAGTCAAAGTATCTTTGTGGTTTATACTTCGCTGAAGTTGAGAATTTCTTCTTTACTGAATTAAAATCGTTTTTCTTGATTGCCATGTGTGTTATAAATTAATCATGTATGGTACCATACAAGATACCATACATGATGTTTTGTTTTATTAGAACGGTAAGTCCTCAGCAGGTTCGTCAAATAATTGTGGGTCAGCGGGTGCCGAAGGTGTTGATTTAGAACCACCCATCATCATATCACCTGAATCACTGTACAAGTATTTACCTGTTTCACTATCCCAACGAGGTTCTTCACCACGAGAGATTGCTTCCAAATATTCTACAGGTTTCTTAGAGTAAACATCATTCCATGTTAACTCATCTTTCAACCACTCTTCCATAACCTTAGCGTTCTCGTGAAGAGGTGCTGGGTCATCATGCATAATAGTTTGGATTGTTGTGTAATCTTTTCCACCAGGAGTTTTAGATTTAACCAACTGTACAATAAGGTCTCTACCTTTTTGTGAATCAGTTACATCACCTTTCTGTCTCCAAATTGGGATGATTTTATCAAGAATACCGTCATTCTTGTAATTGTGTTTGAAACGCCAAAACTTTACACCCTCTTCTTCAGCATCACGGTCAACAACCTTTACGATGTAAAATTTACGAGATTTGTATTGTTTAGCCAATTCTTTGTCTGACTCTTTACCTGTAGCCATCAACTCATCGTAAACCTCATTCAAAGGTGAACGTTCATTGTCATTTTTACCTGGGTCATAGAATTTTTGCCATTTACCACCCACTTGTAATTCGTGGTACCAAACCTCTTTGAAAGGAGAAGAACCATCGGGTGTAGGAAGGATACGTACTCTACGTTGTCCTTGAGATTGTCCTTGTGGAAGAATACAAGCAAAATACTTTTTCATTCTTTCCTCTTGGGACATTCGGTTAGAGTCTCCGAAAGACTGTGTGTTTTTTTCGTACTGTGAAAGTACTGCGTCAAGTGAACTCATCATGTTTTTTGTTTAATTAGATTGTTAGTTTATAAATTATAGTTGTTATTTTTCTGTTCGTCAAATTATTTCGCCAAATAAAAAAGGGCCACAACGTGACCCTTTTAATATAGTAAAAAGTTGTTAAAAATCAACCCATTTTAAATGATGTACCAGTGGGTTCAGCACCATATTCATCAAATGATTTTTTAATATCTGAAGGTACAATATTTTCAACTTCATCGGAAGTTAATACATATTCATTCTTACCTGTCTTTTCCATATCTTCTTGTTTGTCATCAAAAAAACTTGAAAGTTTTTGGTTGAACGGACCACTATCTAAACTTCTCAATTCTAATTTTTCTTGAGCCGTTTTTGGTCTGTATTGTTCAATTTTTTCTTCCATAGAGTTTAACTTATTGAAGACATCATCCATAGCGTTTAACTTGGATTGTAACCCTTCAATTTGTTTAAACATCATATCAAAATATTCTTGTTGTTTGCTTTCAATATTTTTTTGTGAATTAACTAAATCTGTAATATCCAACTCTTCACTACCAGATTCATCATCAGATTCTTCAGTATTTCCAACATTATCAATTTTTTCAACTTCAGTATCTGTTGCAGTATCAATAACTTCAGGTGATGCTGGTGGTGCCGCTAATGTTGGGTCTGCTTCAGGTGCCGCCGCATCGGGTGCAGCTGCCGTTGGGTCTGCAGGTGGAACATCTCCCAAAGCATCTTGTTCCATTATGTATTTATTAATTGAGTTGTGTCTCTTAATTTCTTGAATTATTTTATTATCTATTCCCATTTTTTTAACCATTTAATAATTGTTTAACACCTTGTGGTGTTTCAACTTGGACTTTTCTATTAGTTTTTAAAGTATTGTCTACTCTTTCAATAAGACCATCTCTATCTCTAATAGTGTAACAGCTACCCGTGTCCAAATCACACACTTCGGTAAATCCATTTCCGGCATTTTTTTCGGTATATCTTGTATTCTTACCAAGATAATTGTCTAAATGTTGTTTAATATTCATAACTATAGTTTTTATATAAATATCTTAAAAACTTACAAGATTAAATTTTATCATTATTTCTACAACTTCAGATGCTGCTTTTGTTAAATCAGGTATCATATTTCTATTTTTAGCAATAAATGTTTGTTCTTCTTGTAAATTATTAAATCGTTTTGTTGGCCACCATCCAAGCCATGTTGACACCATACTTAAGATGTAATCATCTTTAGTTACCCATTTATTAGTTCCAACATTTATTAAACTTTTTGAAACACCTGCTTGTTTATTAAAATAATAGTTTTCCATAAAGTTTATTGAGTTTTCAAAACTTGTGAATACCGCAACTGGTTGTGTAGCACCGGCTTGGTTTGTTTTACAAGCAAATGTCTTTGTAAAAAATGTTTCTCTACCACCATAAGATATTTGAGGGAATGGTAATCCACCTAATGGTGTACCACCTAAATCAAAATTAAATGTAATAAAGTTATTATCATCATGACCATTTAAATATGCGGTATAAAATATCATAGCTCTAGTTGGTATTGAACTAACATTATCTTTTAATAATGTCGCCATATCACCATATGATAATCTTTGTGTTGTACTTTCAACACCAGTGTATTTTTGATATTTAACATTTGCCTGTTGGATATCTTTAAGACATTCAACAGCCGCTGACGCTGTAAATTTACCATTTGTTTGAACACCATTACCAATTGTAATAATATTAACTGCTGGTTGTGCCGTTGTTGTGGCTGTTTCTTTAAGTCTCCTAACTTCTTGAACTAGTTCCGATAATAAACTAGTATTAAGTGTCATAATTTGTTGTTCTATTAACGGTAATGAATATAAAGGCATTCTAATTCCTGTAAAGAATGTTTTAAATTGTCCCGCATCTATTGAATGTTCAACTGATTGTATCATATAAGGACCCCTAAACATAGGAACATAACGTAAATTAAAATACATAGTAGGTTGTATCATAACATTACCCATAGATTCAACTCTACATTCATAACTTCTAGTTTTATACAAATTATATAAACTAACATTTTGAGTATTTGACCTTGTACCACCAGCTTGGTTTGCCGCGTTAGTGATGACTTGGTTTG